TATATGGGGAATAATTTCCTCCTGATTTATTTGTAAATTCAACCTTAGTTACTGATTGTACACCGTTGGTTTGTAATAAGACAGAATATACTTCTGATATAATAATAGGTTGGTTAACCTGCCATTTATCTATATTAAAATAATTTTCTAATGCTACTATACAATCTGTTAATATTTGTTTATTACTCAAACCAGGAATAACAGTAATATCAAAACTTAGTCCTAAATTAATATAAAATGCATCTTTAATAGTAAGAGCATCTGTAACCATTCTAAATGGTTCCATATATTCTTTTAAATTATTTTTTAATTGTAAAGTAGCATTTTCTAATTGTTTATTATCATTATATGCTAAAACATACATTGATAAAGCAAGAGGATTATTATCAATTAAAGGATCATTACCTGATTGTACTGATAAAGCTGAAGCTTGTTCTACATAAACTTTAGCAATAGTGCCAAATTCAGAAGGCATACTTAAAGCACGAGTAATATAATCTTCTTTAGTTACCGAACGAAGTTGTGCTGAAAAGGCATTTAATGTGTTTAATCGAATTTCCTCAACAGAATCACCATCCCTGCCACCAGTTGCAGGAAGCGGATTATTACATGCTAGTGTTAATAAAGATATATTAGTATAAGTTGGATTTAAAGCTGTTATACCAGCATTAGTAGCAATAATTATAATATCCTTAGCAGGAACATTTGATTCTATACCACCACCTACAGTATATTCAACATATAATGTCATATTAGCTGGTACTATACCATATTGTTTAGTATAGAATACAGCAGCTTGATTATAATTATTTACTAAATCTGATGTATCAGCCGAAGGAACTAAACCTAATTGTATAGTATCGGGAGTAGGAATAATAACACTATCAGCATCATTAACATACATACCAGCGCCAAATTGTATTTCTACTATAGTATCCGTTTTAATTCTCGTTACAAAACGATTAGGAGTTTCTAATAAACTCATTAAATACGGTACTTTATCAGCGTTAATACCAGTGTTAGTAGTTTTATTAATAACATTAGATTGAGCTAAGTACGGTACTTCATACCAAGTACTACTATCACTTCCAGAAACTGCTAATATTTGTAAAAAATTAGGTTCATTTATTTCAACCGAAGTAAACTTTTGAGGAGGACCAAATACAAATTCAGCACTTTTTATTTCAGCCGATATAGCTCTAACAGATTTTTTAAATAAATAAGTACTAGAATCATATAAACTAATTTCAACAGATCCAGTATCAGTAAAATCTACTTTATTTAATGTTAAAAATTTAGTGCCTGTTGTAGCAGATTGTAACTCAAGATTTTCAGGAAGAATTAAAGCATAATCTAAATTAGGAGCATTACCTGAAATAGGAACACGTTGATAAAAATCGATAACAGCAACAGATGCATATGATGATTTAGGACGATAACCTAGTGAATATGCCATATTCAATAGATTTTCTTTTTGTTCAGCAGTTAATACAAAGTTTTCTTGTATTTGAGTGTCAGTGTAAAAAGATAAAACATCACCAACATAAGCTGCCATTTCAATAAACATAGTCCCGGGAGACGCTGCTGAAAAGTCAGTATAGGTTTTAGGGAAATAGTTTTTAGCAAACTCAATTAAGGATGCTTTAAACTCAGGAAATGTCTTATTTAAATAAGATATGTTTTTATTATCGGCCATTACTCAAAATTAACTGTTATATTATCTGTTTGTCCTGATATTAATATGTAATAAGTAATATTTACTGTTAATACATTTAAATCCGGATCAGGTGCAAATTCAATTTTAGTGATTTTTATTTCAGGTATATAAATTTGAACACTAGTAATAATACTTTCTTCTATTTCACCAAAAGAAGTAGGATTTATTTGTTCAAATAATTGTGATCTTAAAAGAGTACCAAATTGAGGATTTTCAACTCGTTCTCCTTGAGCAGTTAATAATAAATTTATAAGATTATACTTTAGCTGGTCTTTAGTAGAAAATGTACTATAAAATACACCGGGAGCGTTAAATGGTAACTTAACACCAATTGCTGTGTTTTGTTGTAAATCTCTAGGATCAACTCTAGTAGTCTTTAAATATGCCATTACTGAATTGCTCTAAAATTATTTATGTCACCTGGATTTTGTCTCATTTCTGATGCAACTTGAGCCAACATGTTTTGATAAACATTTTGTTTTTCTCCAAAAGTTTTTGGAGCAGCTGCTGGAGGAGGGGTTATACCCATTTGATCCATTAAGCTTTGGCGTAAAGCTGGGTTGGTGTTTGTTGTATTAAGACTTATAGTAGGCCATTCTTCTTGAGTACTAAGTGATTCTTGAATTTTTTGCTTTCCAAGATTAGCTAACTCTTCTTTCAAAACTTCTCTAACAGCCTCTTTAATAAGATTTTTTAATTCATTTGATTTCATATTAATAAATATTAAGGTTCAAGATTTTGTTCGTCAATAATTAATTTTAATTCTTCAACTAATACATAAGGATCTAATGTAAATGATGGTTTAGATTGTAATACTATAAACCCACTCCGATCATATACTACAGCATATCTACGTTTATTACCTGCTACTACAAATTTAGGATCGTTTTCTTCAAGTATACCAAATGTAAATCCTCTATAGATAGTACCTTCAATTAAACCTAATTTAGATTTACTTAATAACGCACTAATTTCACCTGGGGATAAATTGTTATTTATTGCTTGGTCAATTATTTCGTTTAAAGGTAATAAGGTTGCTTCTAATGCTCCAATTTGATCAAGTATATTACTTAAAGCAGAATTCATTATTGCTACCATTATTAATAAAGCATCTAAAGTTAATACTGCTTTAGTAATTTGCTCTGAAACTTTTGCGGTTATAGGGAAAGGAATTAATAATAATACACTTAATACTAAACTAAATATAGTAAGTAAATCTTGTAAAAGTTGTAAATAATTTCTTATAACAGCTATTTGACTAAAAGCTCTATTTAATTCAGCAATAGCAGCATCTCTAGCTACCTTTGATTTTAAAATATCCTGTTTAGTATTAGCGGATGCTAATATATCATTAGTTTTATTAACCAAATCAGTTAAATTTTGTACAGTACTGGCTAATGATATTAAGTAATTATTTAATAAATACCCAATAACATACATTATCGCGGCTTTAGCAGATGCTACTATAAGTCCTTTGTTTTTTCTAAGTTTAGCTTTTACACCATTAGTAGTAATTTTAGCTCTATTTCTAGTAACTTTAGCATCACTAATAGTCTTTTTTTCTTTTGCGGTTTGTTTTAAACTTTTTTGAGTAACAATATTTAATTGATTTTTAATACCATCAATTTGCTTTTCAACACCTTTTAGATATTTTTCGGCTTTTTGTACTTCTTTTTCGGCTTTTTTTAGTGCCTTATCAGCAACTTTTAATTTTTTATCACCTTCTACTTTTTGCTGCTTTAATAATTCATCAGCATTTTCTTGCTTACTAACTATATCATTTTTGAATGCTTGAGCATCTTCAGCATAAGTAGAAGCTACTGCTAACGCCTGTAAGGGACTATATGAAGTATTATTTAGTGCATTTGCAAAATTCTTTGCTTGATCATAATATGCCTTAGCTTGATTATATAAAGCAGTAGTTTTTTCATATTGTAATTTACCATCCTCATATAATTTAGTAGAATCGGCTAATGCTGTTTGAGCAGCATCTATTCGTTCTTGTGTTTGGTCTAAAGATACAGCCATTATGAAGTATATGTTGTTTGAGAAAGTAAATAATTTGGATTATCTAGCGTATCACCGTATGTCTTTAAAGAAGTTTGAAGTGCTTCAGCAGCCATAGCTAAATCAGTAATTATAGTTCCTTCAGGAGAAGATTTAGCATTTATCAATGCTGAACTAAATGTGCTTAAAGCTGTTACTAAATCTGATAGAAGTGTTTTAGTATCATTACCTAATAGTAAAGGTTGAGTAGCTTGGGAATTATTTGAAGGTCCTAAAAATATAGCATTATCTTGTAATGTTATTCCTACTTTTCTACTTTGTAAATAAATAGGACCTTGAGAATATAATTCAATACCTGCTTTGCCAAATACTAATACTTCATCACTTTTAGAAGAAATAACAGTACGATCAGCATTTATAATAACTTGAGGTTTAACATAATCTTTAACACCAATAGGAGCGGTAATATTACTTAAAGTAACGTTACCTATATTTAATGGAATAGATTGATTAGATGTTAAATAAACAGATGATCCATCTTTATTTATATCTTCAACGTGTAAATCGGAAGTAGGTAATTTAAAGTTATGTTGGTTAGTAAGTAATGTAATTGGATTATTTGTTAACTCACTTGGATTAGTTGACCATGGAGTTAAATCTTCGTTTCCTGATTTACTAGTACTTCCAAAACGAAGTGAATTTCCAAATCTACCTTCTAAAATATAATCACCTTCAAATGTTTGTAAACCTCTAAAATCAGAATCTTCATTAAATGAATTATATAATAAATTTTTATCTTCATTTAAAAATAACCCATTAAATTGAGGACTATTCCAAGCATTAATTATACTTACATAATAATTCTCTTCAGTTTTATTAGTAATAGGAGAAGGAGCAGACGGTAAAGGCATTAATAATACTATCTCACCGGGAAGTGGGAAATATTTTTGATTAGGAAATAAAGGTAATGCTGTGGGAAAATTAACTAAATTAGCATCATCTAAATTTTCTAATGCAATTTCTGTAGATTCATTATATTCTTGATATAATATAGTACCAACACCATCCCAACCACCATTATCTTCCCATACTTGGGATGGAACGCTTTTTTCATTTAATATAACAGCATATACTTTTCCTACTTTATAATTTTGAGGAGAGGAATAATTATTATTCCCCATATTAGCAGTTATAAACGATACACCATCTCTTATTTTTACCATTTTACTTGTTCTTAGGACCTGTTAACGCATTATTAACTTCATGAACGGCAGAATATAACTGTTCTTTTTCAGCTTCACTTAAAATTAAACCAGCGGCTTCATCTGATGAACCACTAGACATAGCACGTTGAACAATACCAGCTAATTTAATTAACTGTTCATCATTTTTAACGCTTATATTTAAATGTTCGGCAATCAACGGAACTATCATAAGAGCTGATTGAGCATTTTCAACAAATGGTTTTAATGTCTCAATTAGGTCTTTAATTTGTTTTTCTTTTTCCTTAGAATTAGTGTAAATGTCTTTGAGCAAATCAGAAAATTTCTTATTGCCCCACATTACTTGATCAAAATTCATAATTAATATTTGATTATAAATATAAAGTTTAAATATCTATGCAACCGTCATTATAATAATCATTAAATAATTCGGCGTATGTTGATTTTAACTTTTTAGTAATTTTAGTAATTTGGGGTGTATCCACATCAACAATCTCACGAATATAGATGTACAATGCTTTTTTATTAAAAATATCTAAATTTTCCCGTTTACGAAATAATTCCATAATAGCATCTGCTGTTTTAGCATCTATTTCTTTAGGGAATAATTTATTAAGATTTTTATCAATATACTTAACGTATAGATTTATAAATTCGGTTAAACTATTATCTTGATTATAATGTTCAACCATTGTGTCTTCTTTGATTTTTTTATCATCGTCGACCTCATTTATATCTCCTTTGTCTTGTAGCTTTTGATAGTTTTTCTTGTTTTTAAGAATTAAATAACGTTTAGCAATTGTACCAAAATACGAATATGCTTTACCTTTATTAGGTTTAAACAGTTTTAATTTCTCAAGTAAAAAAGCAATCACTTCTTGTTGTACATCCTCAACTGATTCACCATCTGTATAATAAAATTTAAATGTGTGAATAATATTTTGAGTTAACTTAAAAAAAGCATACTCAATACGATTACTGTAAATGTGATTTCTTGTATCCTGATTAGTTGATAAAACATACTCAATAATAGCTTCCTGAGTGTCCTCAGTAAAATATGTATTTGATGTTTTAGGTTTACGTTTTCGTATTTTTCCGGATTTGGTGAATTCAACCTTTATTTCATCTTCTAAT